GTCTATATTGGACGTATATAAAGCCTAATTATAACAAAGGCGAAGCCGATGCAAAGAACGTGAAGCGAAGGTTGAATAAAAGATAGTTAACTAGCTGAGAATGAGGATGTTCAGGGCTTCGTTTTCGGTAGAGAATGGGGAGGGGTGCCGGTAAGGCGTATAAGTCCCTAAAAAACACAGATACTATTCTGAGTCAACCTAAAAAATAGAGATACTTTTCAGGACATAACCTGATATTAAAGTAAATTAGTAAGGGTATAGCCTTATAGAAGTGGGAGGGGTAGTAGTACTATCGTGGTACCCGATGTGGAGGCACATAAATGATTAGTATACAGGCTGATACTATCCCGGCAATAATCAATCAGGGGTACTGCGTACACCTAATTACTTATTTATGGGCATCAATGATATTCTGTTAGGACCATGTAGAGATAAACAGTATATAGAGTGTATTTGTAAGTTATTGATTAGTAATAAGTTAGTATGTGAAAAAGTATACACAAGTTGTTCTGACAGAAGTATATACAAAGTGCTTGTTTTCTTAAATATAATTTATATATTTGCCATATGATAAGTAAAAGTGGAGTAGACTTAAGTGTATGTGCTTATTGTAAGTGCACGCTTGATGATTACAGTCGTACCGTAGATCATTTGATTCCGAAGAGTAGAGGGGGTAAGTTGAGTAATGCAAATAAAGTACCTGCCTGTGGAGATTGTAATAAGATGAAGGGAGATATGAGTGTTACTGAATTCGGGAGGGCTCTAAATGGATTGATATTCTATGAGCATACCCGACATAAGCAGACGATATCGCATCTGAAGAAAATTAAACTTAATGTGGATTCACTTATTGTGGATCGTAATTTACAATCTAAAAAATGAACAACATAGTATTCGACTTAATCCTGCTGGAAGCCGACAGGGTAATCAATCAAAAAGTAAAGGGCCTAGATTTGTATTACAAGAATCAGAAGGGAGAGTTCGTTCCTATTGCTGAAGGGTACAATGCGCAGGCTGACGATGTCATTGCGAACTTATTGCGTAGAAAAAAGATGAGGTACATGATTACCTTCACTGAGTCGCTCACCATTATGAACCAAGTTAAGCCTTCGGCTAATCGTATGTTGCGCTTTATGACCCAGCAGATGGGGTACGGTAATACTTTGAAAAATTACAGTTTGCGTGATATTCAACAGCTAACGGATATGAATATGAAGTTTGTGATGAGTAGCATCAAAGAACTTTGTGCCAAAGATATTATTAGATTTACAACCGAAAAGAATCGCCGAACCTATATGGTCAACCCTATATACTTTTACAAAGGAACAATTAAGAAGCTCTTCTACTGTGTAAAAGAATTTGATCGTATGCCTCAACGAAATGAGGAACTAGATGAGCAGTACTCAAATAACGACTAAATGGAATTAATCAGACACTCAAAAAACATTCACGAAATTAAAGTTGAAGGAACTAAATTTAAACTCGCTATGTTTAGCGATATCCACTGGGATAATCCTAAATGCGATTGGACACTACTCAAAAGAGATTTAGATTACTGCCTTAGAGAATCTATTCCGATGATGTTTAACGGAGATACCTTCTGCCTTATGCAGGGTAAATGGGATCCAAGAGGTACCAAGTCCGACATCCGCCCTGAGCATAACAACGTTCGCTACCTAGATTCAATCATAGAAACAGCCGTAGATTTCTTCACCCCATACGCACACCTAATTACTGTTGTCGGATATGGCAACCACGAAACCGCAATACTTAAACGCCATGAGACAGATGTACTTCAGCGCTTTGTTGACCTGCTTAATTACAAAAACCATACTAACGTTCAAACCGGAGGTTACGGAGGATGGATTGTAATCAATCAGACTACTAGACCTGGAACTAGAATCTCTACCAAAGTGCGATATTTCCATGGAAGTGGAGGAGGGGGAATAGTGACCCGTGGTGAAATCAATCTTACTCGTGCCCTAGAAATGTATGAGGATTTTGAGGTATTTGCGATGGGACATATCCACGAGAATAAATGCACCAATATTGCTAGAGATACCATCGATCATTCAGTTGCAAATGGGTGGTCAAGTAAGCAAAAGCAAATTCACCTTATGATTACCGGCACCTACAAAGAAGAGTTTGGTGATGGATCTAAAGGATGGCACGTTGAACGTGGAGCACCAGTTAAACCAATTGGAAGTAGAATACTTATCATAGACACCAGAAGGACAATAGATAAAAAAAATAATACTGATAGAACAGAAAAATCAATCGATAGTATTAAATTTCCAATATAATTGTTATATTTGAACTCTTGTTTTTTGTTTGTATCTGTTGTTTTGATCGGTGAGGGGGTGTAATAGCCCCCTTATTTTTTGTTTTAATTATTTGTATATTTGTGACAAATACATTTATATGAAAGGAGATAAATACTGGGCATCCAACCCTAAGAAAAACGGAAGCTACCTTGGACAAGGTCGTGTAGAAGGCCGTCCGGCATCGCCTAATAGCCTTAAGGAAGATATGTCTTGTGCTTGTAAGCCTGGATTTAAGCTAATGTTCAAGAATACCAAGGACAAAAAGTATTGTGATTAATTAAATTATTTGTTATGAAATCAATGATGAAAAAGAAAATCGGAAAAGCTATTGAAAAAGCAATGGCTAAAGGCGAGGCTAAAATGGAAAAGATGCCTAAGGGTAAATCTACCAAGCCTGCAATGAAAAAAGGAATGAAGAACTATTAATTCCACTTGCTATATGCGTCAATCACAAGACGGTATAGCTCGAAGGCCAATACTTACCACAGACTGGAAGCCTACACACGCTGAATTTGATTATCCAAAACCATTCGTAGATTGGATTGATAGCATCAACAGCGGCTGGCAGAACAAGATAAGTTTTAAGCCTTTCGATTTATACTGCGAACAAGCTAGGATCTGGTTACAGGATGATACCATGTTAACCGACTTCGACAACGAAGAAGATCAATACAACTGGCTAGCCACAGAGATACAGAAATGTAACGACAACACATTATACTTCTGTAACAAGTACGGTTTTATTAAAGAAGATAAAGCCGAAAACGGTATGCTACGCTATCAAGCGTGGGATGCACAGAAAGTACTCCTATTTTTATTTGACTGCGGATACTCCATGATGATAGGTAAAGCCCGACAAATTGGTTTTACCACTACAATGTGTCTTGCAGGGATGAAAAGAGTAAATCTCAACAAGTCCTACTTCATTAAATTCGTTACCCATTCCAAAGATAAAGGTGTCGAGATCTTCCGAGATAAAGTAAAGTGGACCTACACTAAGATTCCTGACTACATTGCTCAGGACGTAAAGAACTGGACAGACCAAGTAATGTCATTCGATAAGAAGGGTGAGAAGAAAGGTCGTGACGAAGGTGGTGCATCTCGCTTTCAGGTAGATAGTCCGCAGGTAGATGCAATCAACGGGGGTTCGCCATCGGCAGTATTCATCGATGAAATCGGTCTATTTGACATATTCGGTGAGATGATGCGTGAAGGTCGACCTGCTTTATTTAAGTACAACCCGGAAACTGGCAAGATGACCATGCAACAGCAGTTCTTAGCATGGGGTACAGGAGGTGAAATGGACAAAGGGGGCTCGGTATTCGAGGCAGAATTTAAGATGTGTCTAAGTCAGTGGAAGGAAAAAAACTACGAGTATGGAATCATACCATTATTCTTCAACGCCTATGCACGAAGAGGTGTCACAGACGAACACATCAACAACGAACGTAAAGCATACCTTGCATTGGAAGGAACCAAAAAAGGAGAAGTTGCCAAAGTTCAGTTCCACCAGCATTATCCTATCACAATTGACGATATGTTCCTGCGAAAAGCAAGAACGCTCGTTCCGATTCATTATTGTAATCAAAGATTAAGCGAGATATACGGTAAAGATACACCCATAGAGTACGGTTACTTCGAGCCTATTATGGATATGTCACAGCCAACACCCGACCTAATCACCGAATATCGCATTACAGGCGCTAGATGGATCAATACATCAGGTAGAGAAGACGTATCCACCACGGCAATGATTGTACATCACCCACCAAACGGTGAAATATGGAAGAATCGTTGGTATCAAGGGACTGACCCCATCAATTCAGAGACAGGTCACTCAATGATGTGTAGTGCCATATGGGATTCACTTACTAATTCCGTTTCTTCTGTAGTATTCCATAGGGATCGCAAGTTTAAGTACACTTACCTACAGGTACTTTTGCAAAGTCTGTACTATGATCAGCAGAAAAGAGGTGGCGTAAAGGAACTAGTGGAGAATAACATTGGTGATATGCACGTAGACTTCCAAGAGATACACGGATTTAAGACAAAATTTACCGCTAACGCACAACTTCCTGAATACTTTCAAACTTATGGTGGGAAATGGTTCGGCATTTCCAACAAAGCTAACACAGCACCAAGGATTATTGCAAAAGTGGAGGAAATGATTGATGCCTACGGCATCAACATAGACGTTCCGTGGATCTGGGAGCAGCTGAAGACCTTCGTGGAGAAAGATTTGAAGAGCTCAACTAGCCATCGTCAAACTAGATACCAAGCTGCGGATACCAGGTATGATTATGATGATGCCATCTTTGCTATTGGTTTTGCATATATCAATGCGCAGGCACACGCAAGGTACGAACCTGAAAACATCAAGTCACAGGACAAAGAAACACACGTAATTACCAAATATGTACAGTCAAAAGAAACAAATTATCGTATGAAGTTGGCTAAGGTAGATAAGCGCACGGGTCGTATCCTAAAAATATTGAACTAAAAACAAGTATCTTTGCTATAAATTAATTAGTTATGCCAATTCAACAAAGATCACAGCTTAAAGGATTTGGACAAAGTTCAAACGAAAGATACATTGTAGAAGATATCAATGATATCATTACTGAACTTAATGAAGGAGGAGGTCAAGAAGTTTTAGGTTCAAGTATTTGGGCTAATGGCTTTACAATCGTAGGGGCTATTACAGAAGACATTACTCTTCCTGCTGGTGCTACAATTAATTACACAGGTCCATTATTAATGGGTGCAAATTTAACTATTCCAACAGGAACAACTTTAAATATTTTATAATTTTATAAAAAAATAATCATGAGTCAGATTAACGTAGATATTATTGAACCATTTACAGGTGGTTCCGATTTAGTTACAGTAAATGGAATTATTTGTTCTACTCCATCAAGCGGAACAATTCAATTAACTAGTGGTTTTGCTGTTGCAAATGCTGCAACTATTTCCACATTGGTTGGAGATAGAGCTGGAGAAGGAAATACAAATACAGCCAATACATTTATTGGATATAGAGCAGGTAGATATGCTACAAATGGCTTAGGTGTATTTGTTGGTAATAGCTCAGGTGTTAACTGTACGGGATTAGCAAATACATTTGTAGGAAATTTAGCTGGTCAATCTGTTACAGGTGATTTGAATGTTTATATTGGTAATAGCGCAGGTAACAATGCTGGTTCAGGTTCAAATAACGTTGCTATTGGTAATCAATCTCTTCCTGCAACCACATCAACTTCAAACTCTATTACTTTAGGAAATGTAAGTCACAATGTTCTTCGTTGTGCCGTAACATCAATCACATCATTGTCTGATGCTCGTGATAAAAAAGATGTTGCTGACCTTAGCGTTGGTCTTGAGTTCGTAAAAGGTCTACGTCCAGTTGAATTTGTATGGGATGACCGTGATGAAAACGGGAAACACAATGTTGCTGACTTTGGATTTATTGCACAAGATTTAAAAGCTGCTCAAGAAGATGCTGAAATGGCTGATGTATTAAAACTTGTTTATGATGAGAATCCTGAAAAACTTGAAGCTTCTTACGGTAAACTTCTTCCTATCTTAGTAAAAGCTATCCAAGAGTTAGCTGCTGAAGTAGAAACATTAAAAAATAAGTAATCATGCCTATTCAACAACGTTCTCAATTAAAAGGATTTGGTCAAAGCACCAATGAAAAATATATCGTAGAGGATATTAACGACTTAGTTACTGCTGCAAATAATGTTACTCCATCTGGACCATTTTATTTAAATGCGACAGGAGGAACAAGTATAGTAAACGTCAATACAATTGAAATATCTAACTCTATATTGATTCCCGCAAATACAATTACAACAAGTGCCGTAATGGAGCTTTTATTTAGAGCTGTAAAAAATGATGCAAACACAACATTATTTTATTGCTATATTTATAAAAATACTGTAAATTCAATTTCAGGCGCATCATTATTGGGTACTATAACAGCTGGAACATCGTCAAAATCATACAAAACAAATGCTCAGAGATTTATAAATTATAAATCATCAAATTTAGAAATTATTGATCCTTCATTTGCGTCTACTACTGATTTAGAATCATCCACTAGTGGATCTATATCATTGGTATCCTTTAATCCATCAGTAGACAATTATATTTTATTAGCAGTTGGAGCCGCATCTACTACAGCTACCTGTCAAGTTTCATTTTCAAAACTAGAAATCCATGATTAATATAGAAAAAATTAGTGGAGGATTCGAGATGAATTCAAAACAATATGAATTAAAAACTAAAGTAGATGTATACAATGACACTCAATGTGTTGTTGAGACCGATCAAGGTTATATATTTATAGATACTAGCATTACTATTGGCGGTAACTCATACGAGAATGTCAATGATATGATTGATTATTTAAAATCTTAATAGTATACTAATGATTTTTAATATGAACTAGGTCTTTATCGAGGCCTAGTTTTTTATTTTCCCAAACTATTCCGTATTTATTATTTACGGCTTGATGGTAATCATCTAAAATAGAAAGAAACAATTTCATTTCTTTTTTGTTTAACATCTTGCAGGACATATTCTTGTACTTAGGATACTCTTCGAATACTCCTTTATTCATGTTAATCCAGTATAGATGATATTCTGATTTCTTTCGATGATATTCAAATGCAGGATATACGAAAGATTTGAGGATAAAGTGCTGAGTCTTATTTTCTAAAACTTGTTTAAGTTTGTTGCTTGAATAGGCACTAGATGTGCTCATAGGCATTCCAAATTAGGTCTACTTCATTACTTAAATCAAGTGTTTCAATGACCTTAAAGCTCTCATTCACTTCATTTAACCAACAAATATAGGAATTACCTAATTTAATTTGACAATTTTTCTCAATTATTTTTTTATACACGCCTAACTGAAGACTATATTTGACGAGCTCACATGATTCTAGATGCGTAATTGGCCCTGACATCTTCTTGTTGTAAATTGATTTTGAATCAATCTTCTTGCTAGTCTTGTAGTCCCATATCTGAAGCTCTTTAGCTCTGACGTTATAGAATAACTTGTCAATCATTCCACAAATACCTCTTTCTTTATCTCCTACAACCCATTCCATTTTTACAGGAATAAGTCTACCCTTAGCCATAGAGTAAAAATCTTCCACCATTCCCATTAAATTTACGGGGATTAGATGAGTATGATCAGGCGTATAGCATTTCTGATTGAACCGCATCTCTGCGTACTTGTGTATCTCTGTTCCTACTAATGCGGATCGATCTCTGACGTTTTCCCAGCTCTTAAGGACCTCGAACATCTCTAAGCCATGCTTCTTTGCGTATAGGCTTGCCATGAGCTCCTGATTGAATATAGGCTCAAAGTTTTTAATCATGGTGGTTACAGACATACACTCAACACCATCATACAGGTACTTATGCTCGTCCTCATGGAATACAATCCCATTGAACTTATCTAATTTTTCAAATATCTCAAACATTCTGTAACTCTAATTCTTCAATTAATTCCTCAACTAATTTCTCAGCAATAGCATCATCTTCAGAATACGGACGAAATCTATTGGCTAGAAAATATTCATACGGAGAGTTTGATGGCATTTCTATCTCAGCAAGTTTATACCCAAGAACCATATGCTGTCTTGCCAACTTTGCCGCATCTACAACTGTGTAAACTGAACCCTTCTTAATCCAAGATGATTTAGGAAATGTACTTGGCATTCCTGAATCGTTAACGCAAATTACTTTGAAATTATTCATGTCTAAAAAATAACCCCCCGTAAGACTAGCAGGAAAACAGGGGGTAGAAAAACCTTTATGAAGAAAATGCTGAGGTGCTAGTCTCGGTACAAACCTACGAACCTTTTTTCTATCCACCAAATTTTAAGTGAAAAAAAATAAAGAAAGAAAAAGAAAAATAAGAAAAGAGAAAAAGAAAAAAAGAAGCAAAAAAAGAAAAAGAGAAAAGAAAAGATTAACTATATATTCGTATATACTACGTATATACTCACATATACTTAATCAAAAAGAAAAAGAAAGAAACCCAAACCCAAAATTTTTTATAAATTTTTTGCATATATTTGCCGAGTACTATGCACGGTGCATGGTTATTTTTTAACCACACAGACTTAGGTCGGTGTATAATTTTATTTAAAATGGCAATTACTTTTAAACTTCCGGTAATCAATGCTGATTCTGCATTGTTACTAAACACTCCAGTTGCTGCTACAGATGTAGTTTTGGCTTCTGGTCGTTTGACAATCAAAGACGAATCAGGCGCTAACGCTTTGATCGTTAAAGCTTCTGACCTTCTTGGTTTCCGCTACACTGCTGGTACTGTTGGTACTGCAAACGTAGTTGATGTTCAGTTGTCTGCTGCTGCTTTGGTTCCAAACGGTCTTTATTCATTGACTGTTTCTGCTCCTTACGCTCAAGCTTTCTTCAGTGGTGGTGTTGAAACTAACGCTACATTCCAAGCTCGTACTTACACTGCTGGTGTAGATGCTACTCCAACTGCTGCTGAATTGGCTACATTATTTGCTGCTGAAATCAACGCTGACGTTAACGCTTATTTTACTGCTGTTGTAACTGGTAGTACAACTGTTCGTATCACAGCTGACAATGCAGGTTTTGGTGGATTGAACGTAGTTGCTCCTGTTGGTGCTACTGTAACTGATTCTACTGCATGGGTATCTCCTGCTGGAACTCCATCACAAGTTCTTGCTCAGATCAACAATGCTTCTTTGGTTACTGCTGCTCTTTACCAAACTTACCAAATCATTTACCGAAAAGAAATCCGCACAAACCTAGTTAATGGTCTTGAGGTTTCTAAGCCAGTTACTGCTTTGGTATACTTGAATGCTGCTGACGCTGGTACTGCTGCAACTGTTACAAAATTGACTTCAATCTTGAACGGTTCTTATACACCTGTTGCTGACTTCTTGGGTTGTCCAGCTGTATAATTAAATTTTAATTACCTTTGTAGGGTAGGCATTAAATTGTCTACCCTATTTTTTTATTACTTTTATGGCTGAAAAAGAAGTTGAATTAGTTCTATTCGGGCTAGAAACAGAAAACGATCTGAGGTTAGAGTACCCTGAGTTAGCTGAGATAGACGAGTTTAAAGGACTTAAAGCAAAAGAGGTAAGACTTAGTTGGTTACTTGGAAATAGAACAAGTCCAATTTACAGACTAAGCAAAAAGGAAAGGTTGTCAAAAGCCCTAGAGTTAACTTACGGCAGGGATTACCATATCCGAAAAGACCTTGGCGAGATTATCAGAGGGGAACTTCCTGACTATATCGTCAATGCCGTCAGAAAAATGGAGTCATTCAATCCTGAGTACAGGTTGAGGGCAAAGTTGATGACGCAGTATATGTTTGAAATATTGAACGAAATGATTGTCCTTGACTCTCAAACACTTGCGGCCATGGACATTGATGAAAAGAAAAAGTACACTGACTTAGTTGTTAAGGTTAATGATGAGCTACCGGGTATGATTAAAAACTTAGAATCAGCATACGGAGCTAAGACTGTAGATAAGAAAACTAGGAAGCAAGTGCTTGTTAAAATTAATGATGTATTGAAGTGATATGAGTTATATGTTCAGCACAGGTAGACTTAGACCTAATAAGCTACAAGGAAAAAAGGATAAGGACTACCACAAAGAATATGCGAAGTATTGTCTTGCTATTATGAGCAACTATATTTATCGCAGATATATCAATAAGTGCTTGATCAACTGGTCATTCTTTAAAGGTCAGGATGGTCAATGGATCTTCGAAGAAGACATCGAAGCATTCTTTTTGGATGAGTCAGGAGATGTCCGTAACCGACTCAAATGGACAAAAAACGTTATCAAGCCAATGGTACAGCAGTATGTTGGTAATGCTATTCGTTTATCATACGATGCTCGTGCCAACTGCGTATCTGATTTTGTAATCAACAAGCGTGAGCAGGAACTTAAAAGACTTAAATCCTTACAAAAGGTTGCTGAGTCAATGCCTTTCTTAAAAGAAATTATTCAAGAAAATAATCCTGTTCTTGATACTGAAATGGAAACAGAAGAGCTGTTCTACAATACTTTTGTTGAGAATTACGAAAAGGACATTAATAATCTCATTGAGTTCATTGCAAATGAAGTTAACATTGATGAGTTAAAAACACAAATTACTCGTAACCTAGCTCTTTGTGGATTAGGTATCTATAAAGGTTATGAAGCAGGTGAAAATTATATGGCAGAAGCTATTAACCCACTATTCTTTTTGTGGGATATGTCTGCTAAGAAGCCTGATTTAACTGATGCTGAGTTTATGGGTGAATGGTACTACATGGATAGCCCATCTATCTTTGAGAAGTATCCACACCTAACAAATGATGAGCGTGAGGCAATTGAGAACTACTCAAATCACACGAATCAAAACAATATGCACAAAATTGTAAACGGAATCTATACCATCCCAGGCGGAAAGGTTCCTACTTACGAAGTATATTGGAAAGATGTAGAGAAGAAAGAATACGGGTGGGTTATGGATGAGTATGGTTATCCTTACTACACCATGGTTAACGATCCAACTTCTAAGTATACTGATAAAGACCTAATTGAGCCTCAGACTGAAAAGCACAAAGAGGAAATGGGTAACAAGAAGAAACAAACTATCTATGTAGATATTCTTCGCTACTGCATTATGATTCCTCAAGAGGAGATTGGCTATGGAGATATTGTACTTGAGTACGGAATTATGCCTTACCAAGAGAAAAATCTTTATGATCCTGCAAATGTTCGTTTCCCTTATAAGTGTTACACTTGGGTATATGACCGCGGAGAGGTTTTAACGCCATTAGATGACGTTATTGATCCACAAAGGTTCCTTAACCGTACCATATCAGTTATCGAGTCTCAGATGGCAAATATGCGTGGTAGCGGCACTGTTATCTCTAAGTCTGCTGTTGACGATAGAGATGGAGAGGCTGATATTACAAGAAACATTAATTCATCTAAACCAATCTTCGTAGATACTGACCGTGTTGGATCAGTGCAGAATGCTATTGGTACTTATGGTACAAACATTGGTCCTGGAACGCTACAGATGTTCCAAGTTATTCAGGCTGTACAGCAATCTATTCAGGATGTTACAGGTGTGAATGAGGCTATGACGGGTACTCAAGGTGGTGGAGATGTATTAGTTGGTGTAGTTGAAGCTCAGATTCAACGTGGTTCATTAGTGCAAGAGCCGTTCTATTGGGCATTAACATCTATCTTGCGTCAGGCATACGAGCATATGGCTACAGTTGGTAAGGCT